GAATAGTGTTCTGTAACATGATCTTACCTGCACACAGAGACGACACCGGATCTTTATTGATACCACCTTGTGGTGCAATGATTGGTCTGAATACTGCACTGCCCGATCTTGTAAAGTCGGATGGAACAATCTTCGCATAGTCATAACCACTACCGTGGAGCAGATTGCTGAACTTGTCCGAATCTAATTCAATTTTAACAACCTTACCGTCATCAATGGTTGCGGAGAATGCTGCACCGGTACCATTACCTTCAATATCTACCCGTGGAACAAATTGATAACCTGACCCACCGTCTACGATTGCAACACCAAGAAGTTCTCCTTTGATGGCGTTAGTCTGTAGAGATTTCTGTTCGATAGTTTCTGCAATACTAGCCGTACCCTTAATAACAGAGACAGGCATGAACTCAGATGTTTTAAAATTGTTTACAGCACCACCAGACATCCTGTACAAATATCTCCAAAGATACCCGTCACCGGTAGGGAATGTATTCTGTATTCCGTTATATGCAGTTGCAATTTCGACAGTAGGTTCTACCGTTGATCCAGTCGCAACACCTGCACTATTCTTTCCTTGTTCTATGACCATAAAAACTTCACTATTACTATTGGCAACATAGAAGTTAGAACGATTTGTGTCGTTATTATCGTACTGATTGTAAGAAGTACCCGAAATCCAGTCGTTTGTTTCCACAACAAAACTGTTTGCAGAAATTGATTTGACAAAATGCATTTCATTTCTTGTCATCATTTGATCATGTAATCCCGCAGACGAAGAATCACTACTGGATAAACCAATGTAATATCGATCACTGTCACCGTCCAAACTATTTTTGAACTGGTTGATCATTACCTTTCTGCCGTCGGATGTTATTGAACTGGTCGTCATGTAACTTACACTCTATTGTTTGTTTATCTATTTATAATGAATCTGTCAAGATAGCATTCGCAAATGATGATGCAGCATCATATCTTAGAATGTTATTTCGCAGTGGCGTTATTGTAGCTTGATTAGCGGGAGTTGCAACAATTTTAACATGATCCCCACTTGTTAAAGAGATAATAAAGTTCTCTAGGTTCAATATTCCAGTCGCAGCATCATATGTGCCCACATTGTCCAACGCGAGTTTACCTGCCGTGTAACTGAACAACTCAAGTACATTAGAACTCAGACGATTACGTAAGTAACATGTCTCACCTTGATATCTGAAGTTCTTTGAGATAACTATGTGTTGAGTGTCATCCGGTGCAGCAATCGACGTAGGATAGTACACTTTGTAGTTGGTTTGACCGGTAACAGGTTTAAATCTGTTTTGCATCTTTATCTCTGCACGAGAAGATAACACGGATGGATCTGTGTCGTCGATCTCTGTCAGTAGATTAGAACGACGGAATGACTGGTCAAAGTCACCAAGGTTCGCATCAAAATGAGTCTGCATAGTTGTCTTGACGTTGTTCTGAACCGAGGATTGATTTAATGCAGTCAAGTTCTGATTGTACTGGAAGAAGGTCTGTACCTCAATGAATGTCTCAATAGGGTCTTCAAACTCAAGACTAAAAGTGACCACTGCGAGATCCTTCAAAAGAGAACGAATACCATCCTTAGTTGTCTGTTTTAGAGTCGCATCTTCAGATGAGAATACTAGTGACGTAAATACTGTACCATATTGAGGGGGTACGTTGTCTTCTCCACCCCATGTTTTAACGTCTGTTACGATGTTACCATATTCACGTAGTATCAACGAAGAGTAATCTTCTGCGGTCACTGCACGATTCTGTGCAGCATACTGATAGGGTGCATTCTTACGAATGGACTCCAAGTCTTCTTTTAGTGATCCACCAGATGAGATGGTTGTTGTGGTAATCTGGACTTCTTTCCCATTGATGCCACTGTCTGGTGTGAATGTTCTTGCACCATTTGCCTCTGGCCCTGCGGTGATGTCATAGACGACCTCGATTCTATTCCCAGACTGAGGAGAAAGACCCAAGGTAGTACCGTTAGAAAAAGTAATTTCATACGAACCATTAGGAGTCTCCTTGATCACGAAGATCTTAGATATTGAACTAATATTAGTAGTTGTGTTTAGGTTAGTATATACGTCATATGAAGAAGTCGAAGTGTCATTATACACCCTAACCTCTACAGTGTCAAGGTCTAATCGTGACTCAGGTATAACGTACGAGTCATTCTCTGCAACGGGGCCAGCAATAAAGTTCTTAGTTCTTTCAGTTCCTTCGTATATTGCAACATTGGTGTTTGCATTGACTTGAAAGTAGTATAGACCATTTCCATCATCGGTTCCGGTCAACACGTCACGTGTCTTAAATGTAAACGACTTGTTGTCTACGGTAGTGGTGAACTGAAAACCTTTAGGCATAGAGATAGACGCGGGGCGAGATACGTCAGACGAATAGTCCAGATACATTCTCAGAACCGCAAAGGATGCGTTGCGAGAAGATACCGCGTACCCAAGTGAACTCGCAAGACCGACCAAAGAAGATCTCAACTGTGCAGTGGATATGAAGGACTCGTTCAATGCAAAGTTTGCAAGCAGTGCATTATAATGCGTGTTGTATGCAAGAACGTCCAGTAAGTTTGAGACACCAGAAGCTTCGAAATTGTAATCAGCAAACTCTTCCTTTTGTGCGAGGAATAACTTGAGATTATTCTTAATTCCGTCGAAGTCTAACTCTGTTGACTTGATTGTTGTTGCCATTTAATTTGTCTCCATAAAACAATTGCGTTGAGTTGTTTTATTCATTGCTTGTTGTGCCCAGTCCAATTCTTGGATTATCCTTTGATACCATGCAGAGTCTATTTCGTTGTTATTCGGATTGTCTCGTTCTACGGCTAACTGTTCCATCCGCATTTCAATATAGTCCGATCTTCGAGATTGTCTTCTTCGCATAGTACCCTCTTATACTTGTTCAACTATTAATACGATTTCACCTTGTGTCAACAACTGTACTTCATCTGGTACAGTCAAGATTGCGCCAGGAATGATACCAAGTTCGTCTGTTCTTAATAACAACCCATCAAACGTAAGCATACGCGAACCAGCTTCAGATAATAAGATCTCATCTGGTGCTGGTGTTGTGGTGACTGGCAGAACAACAGGTAATGCACCGCCACCGTCTGCAATCTTGATACGTAATGTATCTGATACCTGTGAGTTAACTACTCTAAACTCGATAACTACCGATATCTCATTATAATTTGGTGTTGCAACTATCTTTAAATTGGTAATGATCGCACGTGGTTCAAACCGTTTTACTGCGGAACGAATCTGTTGAATCATTTTATCCGCAGTGGTTTCGTCCATCATTTCGAACAGTAGACCACCTAGGTCACCACCATATGCGGGTCTAAAAGGTTTCTCGAATCGATTGGTCAACAACAGATTTTTGAGTGATTGTTTTACTGCGGCAGCATCCGTTTTTCGTAAAACATCTCCATCACCAGACGCATATGTAGGTGCAATCCGAGCATCCAATGTCAAATCAACATCGGAAAACGTACGTTCTCGGGTGACTCTAGGACTCTTATTAGGGTCTTTGTCGTCTGGTGAAAATATCTTTGCCATGTCTCAGTGAAACCTTTTTCTTTTATTTATACTATTATTCAGGTAGTATCTCTAACAACTCGGACTGAGTTTGTAAAGTACCGTTGAATGTGGTGTTTATATCATAACCGAAAGAAACATCGAAATCCTCGCCCACCTTAGGCATAGAAACTAGTATAGTTGTGACCAAATCTCCATTAGGATCAAAGGTATCATACGCAAGTTCTATCTCATCATAATCAAGATAATCTTTCCAAAACACTGCGAGATCATAACTTTTGCGTGGATCACTCTTACCGTTCTTATCAATTAACTGGTAACCGATACCTTGTCCATTTTGTCGCAGTTTGTTGAAACCACTTGGGTATTCACCCTTGTATCCACTTGCGGTAAAGTCCTGATATGGTTCGTATACACCGTCCGATACAATCAATCTATGTTGGGAAAACTCTTCATTAGCAAAGATCATTATCAATGCATTTGC